AGCTTGTTGTGGTCTTAAACCAGCTTTGTGTGCAGCCTCAGCAAAAGAAGAAATTTCTGCAGCTTCTAGGTTTTGCACACCGTCAAACTGATAATCTGTAGCACTGTCGGGCCTGCCGAGCTTGCTATAAATCGTATTCCATTCGTCATCTGTCGCACTTTTGCCAGGTAATGGCAGCTTTTCAGCACCGATCATCCGCTGGGCATGCACAAAAGATTTTGCTAATGACCCTGCGTCAGTAAAGTTTTTCAGTGATGGCTCGCCTCGTAAATCCTCTGGCAAACTGTCGATAAAGCTAACCGGTGCTTGCTCGACTGCCTGTGCTTCGGGTTGAGATCCGCTGTCTTCCATTGGGGTTGTCTCGTCCATTTAGTCCTCGATTTGTTGTTGGCGTGCCTTTCTTTCTTCCATCATGTTGTCGATCATCAGCACCACACTGCGTTGTCCTTCAAGAAAGGCACTATAATGTGGATCACCTCGCTCAAATGTGGTCACTGACAGATGAAACCGTTTTTTCAAATCATGCAGCACGACTGTACCTTCGGGCGTGTTGAACACCTGGCGGTAAGCCGCGATCAATTCCTCGACTGGATTTTCCATAATTATCCTGATGTAGCTTTGATGTATGGGGCGACCTTGTTAGCCACCTCTGCTTCTTGCAGCTCTTGTTGCATTTCTGCTTGCTGCGCCTGGGCAATCATCTGCTGACGCCGCAACAAGGCCACTTGTTCGTCTGACCGGATGATCTCGGCTGGCATGCCCATCACATCGATCAAATAATTAACCAGGCGATCACTGTCGATGTAGTCAAGCACCGGCGCAATCTGTGACATCTGTGACAGCACCTCAATGCCGCGCATGGTGTTCTGCAGCTCGCTTTGCTTCTGCGCCTTAGCCAGTGGGCTGATCATCTCAATATCGATTTCCATGCCCTGCAATTCTTCTGGCGGTGCCATGAACGCACCCTGCCGGAACATAATACCGAAACACCGGTCTATAAGAGGCTTCAGCAGTTCTTCCTGCAATCTGCCCAGGACAGGGCCAAGAAGCCTTAAACGCTGCTCCTGGCGGCTTAGAACCTCTGTAGCGGTCATCTGTGGGCTGCTATCTAGGATGAGCTGGTCAACATAGAACGCCTGGCGTATAGCAGCTCGGCGTTGTTCTTCCATGTTTAGGCCCAGAGAGTTATTTGCACCGATCTGCATGGGCTCCATGCGATCCCTGGTGCCTGAGCGGTAAAAATTCAAGCTGCCTGGCGTTGTGCGTACAGGCAGCAAAAACCCATCATCCGGCACCATCAACGGCGGATCGAGCTGCTTCTGTGCTGCCCGAATCGTGATCTCCGACATTTTGTTGATCATTTTGGTGTCGCTCAGGCAATTCATAGCTGGCGACCGGCCCCAGGTGCTTTCGCTGTCCTTGTTGAAGCGCACAACCAAGAGCGGCATTTCGTCAAAGCCGCCCTCGCGTATCTTCATTTTCGTTTCTTCACAATAATACACAGAGCCTACTGGCTTTTGAATTTGTGAAAACAAATCTGACTTTACGCCATCCTTGGGGAATACAGCGTGGATCAGCGTGTGTTCTTCGTATGGGTTTTCTTTTAAATTCTTTGCAATTTTCTGTGGCAGGTTTTCTTCGCCAAACTCAGCAGCAATCGCCCTGGCTGTCATGCTAAACTTACGATACACCGTATCGACACGCCCCTGGGCATCCTCAGATATGTAAATCTCAGCAATGTGGCGGCAGCTAAAGCGCATGCCCCCATCAGCATCCTGCTCGATATACATGCAGGCGGTGCCAAAAACCACCAGGTCGTAGTACAGCTCATGTATTTCTTGCTGAAAGTTAGACCGGTTGAAGGCCATATACATTTGCTTTTGCGCGTCTTCGAGCCATTCCATTGACGCATCGCTGTCCTGGAGCTGACGCTGCCGGTATCCCAGGCCAAACCATGGCACACTCGGGCTGGTCAGGAACCCATGAAGGCTTGCAGCCAACAGCTCTACAGCATGCAGCGCAGTGCCATCGAAAATTAATTCTGTACGCTTATCGCCTTCCGACCGCTTTTTTGTGATGTCAGCGCGGCGAGGCAGCATATAATCAGCAAGCTGTTGCCAGTGGCTCTCCCAGTTTTTGCGCTGATCAGACAGCGTTTTATAACGCCGATCCAGCGCGGCAATATCTGGTGCGATTTTAGCCATAGGTCTTACCACCGTTCATAATTGATCTCATTGGCTTGATGCCTGCCATAGCGCGGCCCTGCGTCTTGCCTGACACCTTTTGCATAAGCTGTTCGAGCGGATTGGTCGTTTCATTCATTTTTTGAAACATCGGCTGCGGAGCGTTGCCGCCCATCAGCCCAGCCATGTTCTGTGGCTTTTTGTTGCCTAGCATCATGTCAGTAGTCCGGTAGCTAACAGGCTGCGTCTGCGTGTACGCGCCTTGGTCAACAGCCCTTGAGGTGTTGTATTGATTTGTTCAGTCTGGCCCATTTTCTTTTTGGCTTCGTCAGCTAGGTCGCCTTCGCCCAGCTCGCCCTCTGTTGGAGCATCTGGCAAAACTTGGTTTACGCCATCCTGTTTGTTTGGATCTATATTGCCACCGCCATATTCTTTGACGATATTCTCTTCAATTTTATCGTTACTATCACCTGGCGTTTGCTGCTCAACTAGGTTCTGAAATTTACCTTTGTACCCGACCTTTTGTTTGCCGGTGTATACATTCATGCCTAGAGCATTCTTGGTCACATTTCCCAGGTATTCGCCATCGTCATCAAATATAGCATCGACTAATTTTTTGCCTTTAAGCTGATCTTCCATCAGGCTTCTCATTAGCTTATTGCCAACATTAGCAAGAATGCCACCAGGTATCAGAGCGTTTACACTAGGCTGTTTTTTCTTACCGGCAATAATGTCTAATGCTTTAGATATCCTGTCCTGCCTGGCCTTCTCAGCCTGGTTCTCGAGACTAGCCTGGCTCTGACCTATGCCTTTGTTTGCGGCTGCCTTGTCGAAATTTTTGTTGCTAAAATTGCCAGCATCCTTGCTATCGCCGCCGCCAAACTCGCCTTTGCTGCCACCGCTGCTGGCGCGGTCGAAATCCCTGCCAGTTTTATCTGCTCCACGATTGCCATCGTCAGGGATAAATGTCGGAATGCCGCCCACACCAGGCTCACCGCTGCCGCCATGCTTACGCATCAGCGACATCTCTTTCTTTGTCACATAAGCAAGTTCGTGCGGTACGCCCTTGTAATTGACCTTTCTAGGTACAGATACCTTCTTGTTCATCAAATACTCCTAACTTGCTACAGCAAACGGATCGTAATCTGTTACCGCTTTGCGCTGTTGCGGCCTGCGGTCAGCATGACCCTCTCGTATGCCAATCGCCATGTACCTAAACGCATCGCTGCCATGACTAGACCAATCATGAACAGGCGACAGCCGGTATGTGCGAGCCTTTTCATTATACGCCCTATGGTACTGCCGAAGGGCCTCGATCCCTGCCTTGCACTTCTCTCGGTCAAAGTAGCATCGAGGTATAAGCATCTGTGCAGCATGTATCCCATCTTCTAATGGCAGTTTAGGCAGCACCCGAAAATTTAGCCCCAGATCCCACGCCACTTCTCTGCGGCTTTTGCCCGAACCCAGCTCGCGCACCTCAATATCGTGAGGCGCATAGTGATCCCCATACAGATAACCTTTACGCGACAAGACTGCACAGTAGTGCGGCAAGCCTTCGCCACGCGCTTCATAATAATCGATAATGTGTACACCTCGACCAGCCGAGCCGCCTGTTTGTGCAAACCAGATAGCCGTGCTATCGCCAATGCCCAAATCCCAGAAAGTGTGGACTTTAGCTGCCGGATCATACGGAACATTCGTTATCCTTCCATCATCGAGCGCAGCCTGCATCTCTTTGCCATAGATCGAGCCAGGCACATTGGCTACCCAAGAACACTCAAACTCCTGCTCATACTGGTCAGGCGTCATCATCGACCTGGCAGCATCCAATTCCTCTGCAGGTAAAATGCCTGTCTGAGACGCCTTGTACACCGTGGCAACCCAGTCATCGTTGGCCACAGCCTGCTCGTAGTAGTCATAAAACATGTTGGTGCCACGCGGTGTGCCTACGAACACACACCAGCCCTGGCGGTCAGATAGAGCTGGCCTCAAGATCTCAGGAAACACGCTCTCAGGCATGTCTGCGACCTCATCCATGACGCAACCATCTAAATAAATACCGCGTAGGCTGTCAGGGTTTTCAGCCCCCAGCAGGCTTATCCTGGCACCGTTGGGCAGGTCACAACGCAGCTCAGTCTCATGAAAGCGCGTATTCGGTATGCTGCCAGCAAATTCCTTCAAGTAATCCCAGGCAACAGACTTGGCCTGCCGGTAGGTCGGGGCCATGTAAGCATACCTCGGATTGGTCTTTGTGTTCATGATCGCATCACGCAGGATGTGATTCACGCTCATCACAGTCTTGCCAAAGCGTCTATGACACACGACAACGCCCCAGCGTTTCGCAGCTAGATCATCATGCAGCTTTGCCTGGAGAGGCCGAGGTGCATAGGGGATGACAATCTGCATGAATGTGAGGCTCCTAGACCAAGGTATATTATATGTTATAGATGGGCCGGTAGATATGGCGAGGGTGGGGTGCCTGCCCTGCCAAAATTTACCTACCCCCTACCTTTTCTGCGACCATTCTGCGACCAGCCGTAGCCACCAGGCATTGTCTCGCCAAGCTCACTGCGGATCACAGCCATGCAGCACACTACACTCAGACTGTGGTGCCTGACCTGCCAGCCTCACGCGCGAACCTCGGCCAGACAGGGCGTTTATATATGGGCATCTCACCCCTCTGTCGTGACCTCACCATTGAGCCATGTCAGCGTGATGCTGCTGCTTGCCGGTGCATCTTCCTTCTTATCTCTCAGGCCCCAAGGCTGCAGCTTGCCCATGGTAAACTTGAGCGTGTCTACCTCAAGCCTTCTGCGCTGCACCTCAGCATTCAGCACCTTCGGGTCAACAGTCTCAGGCAGTGGCTGCCGAGCTAGGTCATTGATGTGATCGCTGTAATACTCAGCCTGCAGCAGTCTGCCTTTACGATAAATCTCGTACAGCTCATCGTCCTGCAGCACTGCCCTGGTGACACTGCGGTAAGACGGCATGCCATCCTCAGCGCAGATCTTGGTCAGGCTTTCACCTGCTCCGAGCCGGTCGGCAATGTCCTGCATATGTTTCTTGGTTAGTTTACGAGCCATTCAATCCTCAAAGACACAACCTGCCTGGTCGAAACAAGACAGGCCATGCGTAAGTTACTAGGGAGGAACATCGTGAACAACATGTAGTGCCTACGATACATGAATAATACCAGATTTAGAGGCATTCGCAACATTCTTGACTATATCGGTCTATACTATTGACAGATACTGTCAACTTATCCATATAATAATGGTGAACAACGAATGGAGATAGACCAATGTTTGTAACTGACAAAAAAATTGCTGAGGTAGCCGAAGATCTGCTGCCGCTCTTTGAGGTTGGTGACCTTCATAGCCGCACAAAGGTTGGCAAGATTGCCGTCCACGCAAAGGAAGCCCTGATAGAACATGGGCTGCCTACCAGGAACAGCCTTTGCTGTGTGGTCGCCAAGGTTGCATTGATGACATGGCAAGAAGAGGTACTCAGAACAAAACAGGCGGTGGAAGGGAGACAGTCATGAAAACACCACAAGTAAAACCGGAATGGTCAACAGGCATCTACATCGGCAACGGTGTAGTCGCCAAGCCTAACAAGCCAGAACAAGGTAAGCAGTATCGCCTCATTGGCGGCAGCAATCAGCCTAGCATTGCCAATGGCAACACCTGGGCTGAATCAGTCATTGAGGAGAATGATCAGTGAAAATCGTGAAAGTGTATTTCCCAGTGTCTGCTGACAGCGACCATTATCTGGTCGAGCGTTTTGGCAGAGTGTGCAGCAAATTGTTTGGCGGCTGTACAACATACAAGGCACAAGGTTATTGGGCAGATCGCAGTGGCATCGAAACGCATGTTTTTGAGATTGCTATTCCATTTGGCGAAACAATTACGAAAAAATTGGTTCTATCTGTCGCCAACAGGTACATCCTAGGTACTGCAAAACAGCAGTCATACTTAGTCAGTTGGCCTGATGGCGAAGCTCAATTCGTAGATCAGGGAGATTGGCATGCTCAGGTTAATTTCTGAATTCATCATGACCGTTGCCTGGTTCGCTTCCCTGTACCTGGCAACGATCCTTCTATTCGCTGTGACAGGTCAGCTATAGCCTGTACCACAGCTTTATCAGCGCGTCCTTGTACTGTCGCTTTACCATCCTGGGGTCATTCAGCCCCAGGATTTTTGTTATCTTAGTCCACTGCGGCCCCCTGTGCCGGAATGCAGCCGAGTGAGCTGCTGCCCATATGATCCGGCGATCTTCCTCATCCATGGCAACAACGAGCCCGAACAAGTAATCCAGCGAATCAATCTGATCTGCTGTTGGCCTCAACATCACCTCACCTGCCTGCGTCCAGCCGTAACCATGCCAGTCCAGCGGATAGTCAGGCCAGCTTGCCATCTTCTGCTTACGCCTGGCAGGTGGCAGCCTACGCTCTGTCTCTGCAGCTTCGATCAGCGACACATGCAGGT